TTTCAGTGGGGCATAGATAGCGAAGGAAGATTAAAGTATTTAGACCCAGGATTATCATACTTTGGAGAATGAAATGAAGTTAAAAGAGTTTATATTATTAGAAACAAAAAAACAACTTATTGAGTCGTTGTTTAAAAATGTAGATTTAAATTATTTAAAATCATCTGACGATCCTGATGAAATGATTGAGTATTTAAAATATGAAGCTGGACTTCCATATTATGGCAAAGGATCATCTAGAGTTGTTTTCGGCGTTTCACCTGAAAAGGTCATAAAGGTTGCACACGATCTTGATAAAGATATCGCTGCTGGGATTGAACAAAATGCAGCCGAGGTAGATGTGTTTACAAATCCTGCTACAAAAAATATTGTAGCAAAGGTTTTTGATTATCATCCAGATTTTCTTTGGATTATTTCTGAACGTATTGAACAGTTTCAAGACCCGGTTCAGTATACAAATGAAACTGGGCTTAGTTCTTCTTTTGTTATTCAATTTTTAATGCAAATTAAATTATATGGAGAACAAAATGGGTTTGAAAAACTTAAAGAAGAATATGAAAGCGTAAAAGGAAGCACAAGATTGAGAGATAAAAACTTTGTTAAAAACTTTGAATCTGCTTTTTATGGAAATGGAAAAGAGTTTTTCAACAAATTAAAAGATGTCATGTTGAAAAATGATCTTATGCCAAAAGATTTCGGGTATGAACATTTTGGAAAAACAGCAGATGGAGATGTTGTTTTGTTAGATTATGGGTTTACTGGCGCTGTACAAAGTAATTTTTACGGATCTTAAAAATATAAATAATAATTTAATTTTGATATATTTATCAACATGATTAAAGAGCCAAATATAATACGACAAAACATTCCTGCTGGTTCTGATGACGATTTAGGTCATTTACCATCTGGTTATGGTAATGATGGGGGAACAGAAAGTACAACTTTTTATATTCCTCCATGTGGTATTGAAGATTGTGATGTGGCAATTTATAGACTCTTTAATGAAACAATAAAATGGTCAAATCGTTCTCTAGCGACATCTGAGGGTGCTGTTGATATTAAAAAACCTCAAGTCATATTTGCCACTGGAGAAAAGTTTGCGATTGCTAAAAAATTAAGACCGCCAAGAGATAAAAACCAAGTATTAATTTTGCCAGCTATATCTGTTAGAAGAGTTTCAATTGAACAACAATCTGATGATATAAATGGTCGAGGCATGAATCAATTTACTGGTGATATTGTCATTAAAAGAAGACTAGCACCAGAAGATACAAATTATCAAAATCTCATAAACAAATATGCGTTTAAAAATCTTGATAGAAGTATGTCTTCGAACAGAAAACAAGGAGAAGATGCATATTCTTCTGCTAAAACCGAAGGTGCTTTATTAGATCCAGAGTTGGGGAACAATATATTTGAGATTTTTACAATACCTCAACCACAATTTTTCACAGCAAATTATGAAATAATTTTCTGGACATCTTTTACTCAACATATGAATTATATGGTTGAAACACTTATGTCATCTTATTTGCCCCAAAGAGGGTTTAGACTTGGAACTGATAAAGGTTATTGGTTTATGGCCCAAGTTGACGACAGCATGAAAAGTGCAGATAATTTTGAAGATTTCACGGAAGAAAAAAGAATAATTCGTTATAATTTTAATATATCAGTTAAAGGATATCTTTTGGCTCCTAACGGTCCTGCAAATATGGTTCCAATTAGAAGATATTTGTCTGCACCAACTGTAATATTTGAAACCTATGAAGCAGGTACTGGCGATATAATAAGGACAAGAGACAAAGACGTTCCACCATTATCCTCTGATACAGATAATAGATTTATTTTGTCTGATATTGAACAAGATGAGAATACAAAAATTGAACCTACATCTCAACAGAAGTTTTTAGTCAAAAAAGAATACATAAATCCTATTACTGGCAAAAAAACAATTAAATACGTTAAAATATTACAAAGTAATCAAAAAAAAGGTGAAACATCTTATTATGCATCGGATATTAAAACGTTAGAAGATTTTATGAGTGAAGGAAACAAATAATTTTTGTTTGTAAAAAATTATTCTTATAAAATAGGCAAAATCTTTATGTTGTCACTAAATAATTGAAAAACTCGATGAAAACGCCTTTTTATATCCATATTTACCAAAGAACAGGTATTTATACAAGAGGATTAAAAGATGGCTGAACAAATATTTAAAGCGCCAGGTTTTTTCGAAAGAGAAATTGATTTAACTGCTCAAACACAAACACCAACAGGTATTCCAGGTGGTGTCATTGGAACTTCTCAAAAGGGTCCGGCGTTTGTCCCAGTGACAGTAGGCTCATTTCAAGATTATATAACTAAGTTTGGTGATTTAGACCCAAACATGCCAGCAACATATGCTGTAAATGCATTTTTGAAAAACAGATTTGCCCTAACCTTCATTCGTACATTAGGCGCTGGTTCTAACACCACTGCGGCTCAAATTGATGCGACAAGAACCAAAGGAACAGTTTACAATGCTGGTTTTCAATTAAGCGGAGCCTTGGTCTCTAACACTGGCGATTTAAGACATAATCAAACAGTTCAATTTTTGACAGCACGACATGTTGTAAGCAATAATGAAGCTTATGGTATGCCAATGTTCTCTAACAACTCTTCTTATTTTACCACAGGCTCAGCAACCGATGCAAATCTTGTTCGTGGTGTATTTTTCACAACAAACGATACAAGAATAATGATTGCAAGCTACAATCAAACATATTCAGAAGGCGTACCTGATCTTGCAACACCAGACACAAGTGGCAAGTTTAAAATTATCATTTCATCTTCTGCTGGTGCAAGCTATGCAACTACTGATGGATTTGCAGGTATTCGCATTGTAACAGCCTCATTGAATCCTTCAAGCACAGATTACTTTGTAAAGGTCTTGAACACAGACCCAACAAAGTTCTCCTCCGAAAAACATCTTGTTTACTTAAACTTTGCAATTGATGATGAAGTGGCAACTGTTTCAACAGGTTCAAACGCAGTATGTATTGCATCAGGTTCGGTAAATACATCAGCTATATCTGGCGACACATCACTTCCATTTAGAAACGCATTCGGTCGTTATGATGCCAGATATACAAGTCCAAAAACACCAAAGATCATTTCACAACCATATGGTCTTACAGAATATGATTTGTTCCACTTTGAACCAATCAGCGATGGTGCCTGGGCTAACTCAAATATCAAAGTTTCCATTGCAAACGTAAAAGCTTCAACTGATCCAAAGAATCTTTATGGAACATTTGCGGTCGTTGTGAGAAACTTCGCAGATGACGATTTAAATCCAGAAATCTTAGAACAATTTAATGATTGTACATTAAATCCTGATAGCGACAAATATATTGCCAAAGTAATTGGCGACAAGAAAGTTTATTTCAACTTCGATGTCGAAAATGAAGAAGATAGAAGATTGGTTACAACAGGCAAATATCCAAATGCTTCAAAATATATTCGCGTTGTTATGGACAGTGCCGTTGAACAAAAATCAATACCAGCAAATTGCTTACCATTCGGTTTCAGAGGCGTTGAAACAATTAAAACAAATGCTCTCTTGACAGATGCAACCGCTTCGGTTGGTCTTGTTAGACTTGGCGCATCTGGCGCTCTAGGATCAACTGAGAATCGCCTTTTGAATGCCATTGTTCCTCCGCTACCATTTAGATTCAAAGTCACCCGAGGGCCTATTACAGCTTCGGCGGGACCAATCGGTATGGCAGGACCAACTGAAGTGGCAGATTCAAGATATTATTGGGGCGTAAAGCTTACAAGAAATAATACTGATGTTTTGAATACAAACGTAAACCAAGAATTGAATCCAATTGTTGAATCATATACAAAGTTTGCAGGTATTAGCAAATTAGACGTTCTTGTTACTGGTTCAGCAGCAGATTCATTCAACAATAACAAGTTCTCCTTGGCGAGAGTTGCTTTGGCAAATGGAGCCTTGGCAGATGTCACAGCTTCAGTTTCACAACACATGAAATCAACTGCTTATATTCGTGATGGAGTACCAAACCCAAGCGATTATACAATAAATGATGGTGTCATGACAAGAATTACACTTGCTACAATCTTACAAAAAGATACAGCAACAAACTTCAATCGTTTTACTGAATATAATAAGTTCACAACCATCTTCTACGGAGGATGGGATGGTACAAATATTCTTGACAAAGAAGCATCATATATGAGCGACAAAGCTTCTTCAAATGAAGTTGGAGGCGGCTCGAATGCATCATTTACATCACCAGGATTTGCAACAAATCAAAACGGAACAGGAATCACAAACAATACGGTATCTAGCTACAGATATGCAGTAAATCTTATAACCGATCCATTTGTTTCAAATGTTAATTTGGTATGTATCCCAGGACAAAGAGAACCATTTGTTACAGATTATACACTAGACAAGGTTAAAGATTATTCAATGGCAGAATATATCATGGATATTCCTGCTTATGATTCAACACAAACCAGAATCTATGATGGCGATAAGACAAAATATGTTTCTGTTGCAAAAACAGCAGATGCTTTTGAAAGCAGAACAATTGATAATGAATATGGTGCAGCGTACTTCCCAAATATAGTTGTAGATGATACAACAAACAATAAGAGAGTAACCG